ATGATGGCTGACCCTAAATACAATATAGAATTAATTAATCCTGACCACTACAAGCAGGGAGCTGTGGAGTGTATTGATTACATACGAGATAGACTTGGTTATGAAGGATTTAAGGCATACCTTCTGGGTTCACATTACAAATACACCTATCGTTTTGGTTACAAACATAAAGACCTTGATCCGTTATCAAGAAAGAAAGAAGAGGATAGAGATTTACGCAAGGCAATGTGGTATCTATGTCGCTACCAGGATATATGTAAAAAGGAAATAGAAGCTCATCAGGAAGAAGATAATAGACAAGAGATAGAATATTCAGCAGGGGATATACCAAGTGATACTGAACAAAAATAGTGAAACGCATAGATTACTCGCCAAGGAAGCTGTGGAATTTCTATTGTTCTGCCTGGATAATGATATGAAGTTAGCGGACATACAGCGAATGTACATAAAAAAAGAATTAAACAATCTTACCTATGCCAATGTATTACAGGCATTAATTAACGAGCATATTGATTCGCATGTCAGATTATCTATGAAGTATGAGCAAGAAGAACAGACCGCATAGGATTAAATGTGATTGGTGTAATAATATATTCTGGAGTGATGAACCTTTTGTTGTAACCGCAAGTAAAATTACATTAGAAATTAAATGCTATGAACAATTTGTTAAGAATGGATACAGACTACAAAGACAAGATACGGAAGAAGATTCTGGATAATGGTAAGAATAACATACAAAGTGTGTATTCTGGAGGACCATTTACTGTCGTACCCAGAAGAGCTTTGAATGATAAACGCATCGCTAGGTCACCAATTAAATACCTGATCTTATCTGTGTTATGCAGCTGCGCTAATAATTATACAGGAGTCTGCTTTCCCACATATCAATACATTGGTAATCAAGTAATGAGAGATAAATCAAGTGTATCCAGAGCTATAAAATCTCTGATTGAATGGGGCTATATCAAACGACTCAGAAAAGGTTCACCGCTGTATAAGAATGTGAAACATAAATCTTCTGTTTATAGGATACTTTACGATCCATTAATGAACGATAAAGAGGTGCATTCAAGAGCATTAAATAACGATGAAGAGTTGCAACAAATAGAACAGAACGATACAATACGAGTTGCTATGAAACCAGATAAGAAAAGCCAAACAAGTTGCGGTGAGCGCAACAAACAAGTTGACCCTAGCGCAACTAAAACTAGACTCAAGGAACTAGACTCAAATAATAATAATAGAAATACTATTAAAGAGAATAAATTAAATGAAATGGAAATGATGAAGAAGTTCCAGAACATCCATTTAAAAATCTACCAAACTACATTTCAACCAGACAGAAGAGATTGGCGACAGATGACTCAGCTGATCCAATACCAGGATAAGACATCATCATTGCTAACTAAGATAGAGAACATACTGAAGAAGAAAAAGAAACCACCTGTGTTTCCCATATCATACATACTCGCTTGTCTAAAGCCAGAACCTACTACAACTAAAGAAGTCATCAAGGACTTAGTGAAAGCAATGCGACCTAAAAGGAGATTGAAGTTTGATTAATTTAACAAACCTAGAGTCAAGTCTAGAAATGCAAAGCAAAGAATACGCAGTAATCCCACCTCGTAAAATAAAAAAAGGCGAACTGCCAAGTGGCGCACCCAGGGGGGAGGGGGGTCTATGCGTATAGGGGGGATGCCACAAAAATATTTTTCAACTTTTACAAAGGAGTTTTTATGGTTGATAAATTAAATGCTGTCGTACCTTTAGAGGGTAAAGATGGTAAAACTTATTGGCATAATGTCGGTAAGGCTTTTCAAAATAAGTTAGGAGGCTGGGATATTATATTTAATTCTTTGCCAATACAGACGAAAAGCAAAGACGGAAGTCTAATTATGAAGGTTATGTTGTTACCACCGAAAGATGGTCCTACATCAATGCCTTCGCCACAGCCTAGACAGAATAATCAATTTAACGATGATGTTCCGTTCTAATGACTAAAAGAGTCCTTCCTCGTCTTGACAACTTTGCGAGTGTCCGTCAGATCAAAAGAAAGATCAAGGGCAGCGAAGTTATTTATAAAAATCGTGATGCGTTAGCTAGTGAATTAATAAATATTGGTACAGCGAATATCTCGGATGTTGTTACCTGGGATAATGGTCTAGCCAAGGTCAAGGATGTGAAGGACATACCTGAACACGCATTATCAGCCATTAAGAGAATTAGGATACTAAAAGATGGTACTCTTGATATTGAGATGGTTGATAAGGTGCGTGTTTTACAATTACTAGCTAAGAGTGCTGGATTATTAGATACCGAAGCTGAAGCCGATAAGCCAGCGGTTATTGATATTAAAATGGTTGGACCTGCAGAGGAGAAGGAATGATATGTTGACGGAAAAACAGATAAAATTATTAAAGCCACCGCCTAAAGGTCGTAAATCCTATAGCGATGTGTATGGCTTATGTTTAAGAGTTACTGCTAATAATCATAAGAGTTGGAGTATTCAGTATCGTCAGAATGGTCGTAAGATGAGA